GACCTTAATTGACCGTTCCGTCATTTGACTGGTGCCTTTCTGCGCGCGATCCGCGCCGCTATGTGACGGGGCATCCCCGCCCGGCTGTTAGTCCTCGGTGCCGGTGAAAACCACCGTCGGGACCATGCCGGGCGCGGGCCCGTTCTTGTGCTTCTTGCGCCACAAATCCAAGGCAAGCTGGGCGTTATCTTGGCGCTCTTCGACCTCGAAATAGCCCTCGTAATCGCCTTCCGTGAGGCGCTTTGGGTATCCGTAGGAGCCGACGCGGGTGTCCTCGTACATGTCGAGCGCCCCGGCTAGGGTGCTGTCCATTTCGCCCCACGTGTCGCCGGGCACGCCCAGGAACTCGGTCGGCCTTCGGCCCCATTTCTTTGCACTTCGGAGCGCCCGGACCAGCCACGCTCCCGTTGGCCGGTCCAGGCACTCCGTCACGAAGGGACTGAGATCGTCGGCTTCATCGTGTTAACGGTGGCGACGGCCTGCACCAATGCGACGACCTGCGGTTCGATCCGGTCGCGCAGGGTTGCAAGCATGTCCACCGTGAGACCTTCGGGGGCGGTGATCTGCGCTGCGAGCTGCTCGAGCGTCGCCTGGTCCCCATCGATGCCGCGCTCGTCCATGTCCTTGCGGAAGCGCTGGACCCAGTCGGCGGATCGTCCCTGCACGGTGATGTCAAGGGCCGACGCCCTAATCTTGTCTGCGACCTCGCGCATCTTCTCTTTCAGGGCGCGCATGTCGTCGACGTTAGCGGCGCGCTTCGCTTCGTCGTAGCGGGTTTCCAGGGCGGACAGGTCGGCGAACAGGTCGCCGCGCGCGTAGATGGTGATGGTGCGCTGGACGGGGGTGACGCCCGCTATCCAGGCGGCGAGGTCGAACGTCTCGGGCGTGACGGTGGTGTCAGGCTCGGTGTGGGTGAGGTTGAGGTCGCTCATGCTGAGCTCTTCGTCGGTGGCTGCCATGCCGGTCTCCTCGGTGTGTAGCTGCGTGTTTTCGGGCTGCTTGGGGGTGTGGTGGGGTGGCCCGCCCGGCAGGCGCTGGCAGCCCATTTGATTGGAACCTGCCGGGCGGGAGATAAGGGGACGCGTCAGAGGACGTTGCCTGCGGCGGCTACGTCCTCGGCGGCGTCCATGATGTTGAGCTTCGCGGTGCGCTTGATGTAGCCGGCGAACCTGTCGCTGGGCTTGGTCGGCGTTCCGAGGACCACCTCGTACACGCTGACGATGTCGCCAATTTCCAGCGGCCTGGCCTCGTCGGGGCCTTCACGCTCCACAAGCCAGATCGTGCTCCCCTTCTTCTTGATCAGGTCCCAGACGAAGTCGTCGGCGACGACCGGCTTTCCGCCCTCGTCCAGGTACCGGAAAACCGTGATGTTGCCCGCGTAGGACGTGGGGCCGGGGGCCTTGCCCTCGCCGGCCTTGCACATCTCCTGCTCGGTAATTTCGGTATCGCTGTCGGCGCCGAGCGCGTAATCGGACTTCATGATGCGGCAAGAAATCTTCTTGCCAGCATTGATTTCAGTGACGGTGGGATTGGCGATGTCCTTGGGCTTCGTGGTGAGCGCCCACAGGGCGATTCGCCCATCGGCGAGGGTCTTTGCACCTGCCATAATCAGTCTTCTCCTTCGGTGAGGTGGTCAGTGGTGTCGTCCCCACTGTCGGGGGCGTCGAGGGGGTCCTCCTGGCCGCAACAAAGGGGTTCGCGGGCCTCGGGGGGCGGGGTGAGCGTCCAGTCAGCACCCCATATCGGGTGCCCGATCCAGTGCTCGGGGATGTCCTGGAAAACGCCTGTGCGGGTGTTGTATGCGGTAACCATTAGGCCTCCTTCACGGGTGTTGCGCGGGCGCGCAGGGTGATCGTGCAGTATCGGGGTGCCCGGTTCGCGGGCGCACCGACCGTGCTGTTGTCGGCGCGCACGTCCGTCACGCCGACGTGCGCGAGAGGGAAGCAACGCCAGCCGGGCACCGTCGGCGCCCATCCGGCCAGGCGCGCGGTGGCCTGATCGGCGAGGTCCAGGACGTTCACGCTCGTCGCAGCGACGACCTGCACGTGCAGGCGCACGTCGACGTCGCCGCCGCATCCGCTCATGGCCTCGGACGTGGCCAGGGTGGGCGGCCCCCACACGAAAACGAACGGGGGGCCGGGGTTGGCGGGTGGGTCGCCGACGAACGCCTTGACGGCGGTGCCCGTCGACGTGAGGGTGGCGAGGCGATCGCGCATCTGATTCATGACGGTGAGGGTTAGCCCCATAGGACCTCCACGATGTCAGAAACGGCCTTCTGGAAGGCCTCGGCTTCCTCGTTCAGGGGTTCGATGGGGTCGCGGGTGTGTCCGCCGCCCCTCGAAGTGCCGAAGTAGGCGATGTTTGCGAGCGCGCCGCTCGGTTTGTCGGGGCCGATCTCGGCTTCGACGGTCGTGCCGGTGTCGGTGAGGTCGTAGGAGATGGACCGCGCGACGGCGCGAATGCCGGCGTTGCCCGACTGCTCGAGGTCGGCCTGAAGGGCGCGCTTGATGTTCAGCGCGCCCTTACTGACAGCGGGCCGTAGCCAGCGGGACAGCTCGCCGGGGAGACGGCCCGCGTCGGCGGCGATCTGCCTGACTTCGCTGGTGTCAATCTCGATGCCGCTCACAGGTCGTCTCCGTTGGTTTCGACGTCGACCTGGAAGCGCCGCGAGGTGACATGCGTCTTATCGAAAAGCCCAGTGACGCGGAACGCGCTTAGGTAGCCGGTGACGCGGATCAGGTCGCCGACCCTGACGGCGTCCACGTGGTGCGGGAGGTGGATGCTGTAGCGCTGGATGGTGACGAGGGCCCCGGCAGCGTTCGCCGCGGTCTCGTGCGCCTCGTAGGTTTGCACCTTACAAGGCCCGGCCCAGACGGTGGTTTCGGTGAGAGTGTCGAGGCCGTCGGGGCCGGCGGTGACGGTCGGGCGGGTGATGGTCGCCCGGTCGACCATGAGGGCCTCGGCGGCCCGTCGGCCCGCGAGGACGGCGGTGCGCGCGCTCATGCCCAGCCTCCCGTCGGCGTCGCGTCTGCGTCGCGGCCCCCAAGCCAGGGAGCGGGTGCCAGCACGGGCATGTATGCGCCCGACGTGGAGCCGTCCTGTGAGAGGCGGGCCCATTCGTCGGCGGTGAGCGTGAGTTCGACGGCGGATGCGGCGGCGTCCAGCGTGTAGCTGTAGTCGTCGATGCGTTCATTCCGCTTGCCGTCGGGGTTGCGGGCTCGGCGGGCCACGACCTCGCTGATGACGTCGGCGAGGATCTGTCGGTCGAGCGCGGCGAGGTCGCCGAGTCGGGCGCTGATGATGCGCTCGGTCTTGGCGATCCAGTTGAGGATTTGTGCCTGTTCGTCTGGGTCGGTGATCGGGCGACCCAGGGTGGTAGCCACATCAATGACGGTCGCGTAGGCCACGCGGGCCCCCTATCAGTCGTCGTCGGTGGTGGTGGGTTGCCCGGCGGGCGCGGCGACGTGGTCGCCCGCCGGGCTGATCAAGTGACCGCCGACGGCGGTCACTTGCGGGCGATCTTGACGAACGCTTCCTTGTCGGCGAGCGCGAAACCGTACTCGGCCTCCGCGCGCACGGCGACGAGGTTGTTCTCGTACAGGGAGACGAGCTGGCCACCAATGGTGACCGTCGCCTCGGTCGAAATGTCCATCGTGATGCCGCCGACCGTGCCCCATGCGGCCTTGGTCCAGTCGCCCGCGAAGCCGACCGTCTTGTCCAGGCCCACGTTTTCGTGCATGTACGTGGTGCGACCGAGGACAGAGCCCGAGCGCAGGGCGGGGACGGCGCCGGTGTAGGCGGCCTCGGCGAACAGGGGGCGGCCCGCCGTGTCCTTGGCGGACAGGAGGTCAATCTCGAAGCCGGTGTCGAAAGCAAAGCCCGTGACCTGCTTCTTGGGGGTGCCCTGAAGGTTCAGGGACATGGCCTTGACGAGGTCGTCGTAGGTGTTGGCGCCGGCGGCGGCGCCCAGGGTGACGGACTTGGTGGTGGCCGCGAGGGTGGTCTCGAACGGCGACGTGCCGTTGCCGTCGCCGCCCTTGTTGTGGAACACCGCGAGGTCGAAGGCGCGGGCGAACGCGTCGGCGAGGAGGCCCGCGAGGGTCTCAGAGTAGCCGCCGGGGTTGGCGCGAATGACCTCCTGCGAGGCGACGGCGATTGCCGTCAGCTTCTTGGGGTCCATCTTCACCAGACCGAGGCCGGCCTCGGTGGTGTGCTTCTGCGCGCCCTCAGCGGTCCAGTTCGCGGTCGGCTTGCTGGTGACGATAGGGAAGGCCTGGCCGGATGCGCCCAGGGGGACCTTGCGGATGAGGGACATTGCGGCGCTGCCCTTGGCGGCTTCGTCGAAAATCGGGCCCGCGAGTTCCGGCTTGATAAAGCCGGAAAAATCTGCGAGCTTCTTGGCGGCGGTGATTGCCATGATGTGGTGCTCCCTTCGAGCGTGAGACTTTGGTTGGGTGTGGGCTGCTCAGGTGTCAGCGCCCGCCGACTGCCTCAATGAGCATCGCAGTCAGGGCATCCTTGGTCGTCGCCGGTTCGGGCGCGCCGCCCTGCGACGGGTCGGGACGCATAGCCAGCGGCGCAGGAGACGCGTCAGAGGCCGGGGCCGGGGCGGGAATCGCGGCGAGGAGCTTCTCAGCGGACGCCGTGAGCTCCTCGGCGGTGCTGCCCTGCAGGAAGTCAGCCAGCGCGTCAGGGACGTGCATCGTGTGGATGACCTCAGCGCGGGCAAGCTTCGCCTGCAGTTCCGCGACCGTGGCGGCGGCCTGGTCGGCGGCGACGCTTCCGGCGGTCTTGGTCTCGTCGAGGCTCACGGTCAGGGCCGCGACCTGTGCTTCGAGGTCCTTGACGCGCGCGTCGGCGGCCTTGCGGGCGTCGCGTTCGGCGCGTAGGGCCTTGACGCCGCCCTCGTTGAGGGTTTCCTCAGCGGGTGCGGTCTCCGTCGTCTCCGTGTTGGTGACCTGCGCTTCGGATGCGTCGGTGTCGGTGGGCATTGGTGGGGTTTTCCTTTCTCGAATCGCTCGAGGTGTGCCGCCCGCGCCGTCGCGGCGCGAGTCGGTGGCTTAGTGGGCTGCGCGCAGGAGGGCGCGCATCCTGGTTAGGTCGCCGCCTGTCGCGGCGGCCGCGTAGTAGCGGGCCTCGACTTCGGCGGCGATCTTGGGCGTGAGGGGGTAGTCGGCGCCGCCGATCCGGG